GAATGCCATGGAATAAAGCTCTTGTGCGTATCCATTTAAGGTCAAATCTATCCCCATTGTGAGCCACAATCTCATCTGCTTGAGCTAAGACCTTGACAAACTTCTCAATCATTTGCTTATCACTCTGACTTTTGGACCAAGTTAAGCTGTGAATTTCATCCTCACCCTCCCATTTATAGCAGATGCAGATGATTGCACGTTCATGAATGATATCACCCGGGTTGATTGTTAGGTTGTATCCTGTTCTCCAGAACACTCCGACATTGAATGAAGTCTCAATGTCATAGAATAAACGTTTTCTCATAGCTTAAATAGCAGGGCAATCCTATCTAGCAGCCCTTTTTGTATTAGAAATCTTAGGAGTATCCCTAGAATAAACGCAACAATCACAGGCCACCATAGTATTTTATACTTTACTACCTCTTTAGCTTGAGCAGTTTTATAGATAGTCTTACCTCGTATCCTTTCAACTCTTGTTTTATATCTATACTCAATCCTTGTTTGCCATCTTGTTTTTGGCACGTACACGTTATTGAATTGTATCACCGTATCCTTAGTGGTGTAGAACTTTTCCCATACAATAGTATCATTTTGTATCACTGGGATGCTGTCAACAGTTGTTATCCGGATGGTGTCACTATCCTGGACTAACTGCAATCCATTCTTTAATGCTTTTTTGTAGTGCCATTGAGCACGCTTAGGAGCTGAGCAGGATGTCGCAAATATAGTAGAAACTAGCGACAAAATAATTATTGAAAGTCTCATGTGCTATAGGTTTTGAAGCATTGATATCATTCGGGGGCATGGGTAAATATCTGCCTTATCTTTTCTCACACTGTTATGCGTGTAGATCCCTGCAGTACCTTTGAATGCCTCTTTATCAATGGCAAATATCTCTGACCGGTACGTCTTAGGAATATCGTATGTATCACACAGGTACTCCACCAACTGCCGAGTACTTTCAATCTGTTCATCCGTATATTTGTACCAATACTTATTGCCCTTGTAGGGTGTATCTAATGTGGTTACCATTGATGGGTCCACAACTCCCTTGACATAATTGTAGTACTTACCATCCTTGAGCTTCAACGGACCCCAATTGCATACCTCAATACCTACACTTAGCTTGTTTAAGTTTTGATACTTGAGTCCATGAGCTGAGAAATCTTGACTATCTATGCCTAGATGGTAGGCCCAATGCTTAGAGCTGAAGCACTGTACTATTGTACCTCTTTCACCTATTACAAATGCAGTAGCAATCCTATCTGCATTGCTATTCCACCAACGTGATACAGCTACGGCATTACCATTGCCTGCAGTATGGTGTAAATAGATCTGTTTTTTTTCAGACTCCTCATGGAAGTACTGAGCATTAGATAGGCGTTCCTGTAATATCTTGCTTGTGTCTAATTTCATCCACCTCTTTTTTAATATCCTTAGCTCTTGAAAATAAGTTTTTCATTGCCTGCCATAGGTCAAGGCCTTTTACTGCTTTGTAGTTTTCATTGATACTCATGACCTCGATTGATACCAGGATGAGTGCAAGTACCTTAGTGAGTAGTAACTCTACTGAGAAAAACTGCAGGATGATATGGTTAAGTATGAATTGGTCAATCATATAGAACATGATAACAGTTACCTCATAGAGTAACATCTTGCTAATGATTGCAGATAGGCCCCTGCTTGTAATTTTAACCTTGTTTTTAACTGACTTCCATACACCTGTGATAGTATCAAGTACGATCACAAAGCCTACTAGAAACAACAGCCCTGAGATAGGCATTAAAAATGCACTAATAGTTGCCAATAGTTTTATCCAATTGGCTTTCATTGTGGCTAATAGTATGGTGAGCTGTGACTTCATTACAAGATTAGGATGCTGTTGTTATATCCATTCTCAAGGAAGTTACCACACATACCTGTGCAAGTTGTTTGATACTGATTGATGCAAGAGCAATGGTTAAACATTGGACGTAGGTCAGTATCCATGTTGGTAGTGGATATAAAAATAGGGAACAGGTTACGGTTAGCAAGTAGCCATCTGATTAGACGTTGCTCAAAGAAACTAGCCTTTTGTGCATAGTGTTCCATCCCAAAAGCTACCTCACTGCGTGATACGCTTGCTGAATAATCTCCATTTTGAGTCTGAAGTCCTTTGTTTTTTAGCTGATAAGTCAACCCAAATACAGCATCCTCAGCACTTCTCCATGCAATGACCGGCTGAATGAACTCAACTAGGTCAATCTCATCGGGTGTAAGTGTCTGAGCATTGTATGCTGTTAGCATGTGATTGTAGAACGTAGTGCCTAAGATAGGCTGAACTCTCAATGCTGCCTGAGTAGCTATGTATGGGGTTACATCAGTCACATCCACATTAGCTGTGATGGGTGTGTTAGTCTTAAGGTAGGTTTCAGTGATAAAATATAACATCAGATTGCAGGTGTTTGTGCTGCTGCAGTTGCAGCTGCTTGTGTAACATCTCCACCATCTACAGGAGGCAATGAAGCCAGTGCTCTAATCTCATTGATGGTCATGGTCTCAAGTACTTTGGTAGCTACCAATGGACTCAATGTGTTCAATGCATCATTAGTCTTAGAACTTTCACCCTCAAGTTCCACGATGGTCTCATTAATGATTTGAAAGTTATTAATGGTGAACTCAGCAGGTATGCGAGCAATGGTTAATATCTCCTGAAAGATAGTAACTACCTGAGCACGTAACTCCATGACCACGTTTTTCTCAAATATCACATAGGCCTGTTTGATATCTGACCCATTACCCAAGCTACCTGTGGTACGGATACCCATTAGTATAGGGTCAATGGTGTGAGCAAAGCAAATCTGCTCAGTATTCAATGCAGATGCCTCATGAAATAGCTTATCATTGCCATTAGTAGGTAAGCTTTCAATCTTAGGTAACTGCTCAGCTGAGTTAGCAAAGAATGCAACTGCCTTACCGGCATTGGCTGCACCCTTAAGACGATCAATAGTTTCTTTAATCATGTGTTTTTCCTCCTCAGACTGTGGTCGTTTAGGGAACATCATAGCAAAGGATGGGAACACACTATTTTGGATGTTACTTTTTGCGAAGTAAGATAGCTCACCACTAAGAAAAGCAAAGTTTAATGCACTTGTATAGGTAGGTAGTGGGTAATAATCTTGACCAACTGACTTAACTTCGTAGCAATATAGCTGACATTCATCCGTACAGGTGATGTGATAAGGCTTAATGACCTCAGTATCTATCCTGGTACTCCAATCATCTGATAAATAATAGTACTTTCTGCATGGTGATACCCTTACTTTCTCAGGGGATACATTCTCAATCTTGATTAGCTTTCTTTTTTCTCCAAAATATAGCTTAAAGTACACACGATTGTGGATGATTAGCTGTTTTGTAACTGCCTTAACAGTGTGCTTGAGGTTCGCTTTCTTTTCAAAGGCAAACATCTCTAGCTTTTCTTGTGGTGTAAGCTTGTCGGTTGTAAGGTTAAACCCTCCACCAATTACAGCGTTGGTCTTATAGTCTACAATGGCACCATGTAGTGGTGAGCTGTAGTACATTTGATTGAGCATCTCAGGGTATAGGTTACCCTCACCAAATCTAACCCATGACTCCTGCACATATCTGCCATTGACATAGGGCAGTGTCAAGTTACCTCTCCCTACCGGTAGGAATGGGGTGCTAAATGATTGATACCCCTCTACTACTTCAGGGCCTTTCTTATTGTTGTTAATAAATCTATCGTACCAAGCCATAGTTAATCGTATATTGAATTTCCTGCAGGACCACTGACCACAAGCCTACCCTCTTCAATGACTACACCTGTAGTCTGTGCTATTGTAAGAGGTAGAACGAATGCAGTTGAGCTCTCATATACCTGATAAGTGTACTGCCCTTTTAAGAGTGAGATATCCGTTGGCTCATCTAGAGTAAACAGGTTGTATCTTTCGGGCCATGCACTTGTATCAGCAGATGTAAAGAGCTGTGGTGTGCTAGTGGTATTCATTTCATTGGTGAATACAAACAAATAGTGTGGTGTACTAACCGTAGTTACCTCACTAAGAGTCAACACGAACTGATTAATAACACCTTGATCTAAGTATATCACACCTATATTATTTTAGCTTTGTCAAATGTTCATAAAAAAAGCCCCACCATGTGGCAGGGCTCTAATATAGAGAGGTAGAATTGCTTATTGTACTCCGATGGTAGCTAATGCTCCAGCAGTCATATCAATGTTGTAAGCTAAGTATGGGTTCTCAGCTACCAAAGTAACTGTATATTTAGAACCATCAGCTCTAGCTGTACCTGAACCTTCACCTGTAGCAGATAACTGCAAGTATGGGAAGTACCAATATAAACCGTTAGCATCAAGGATGATAGCTGTCAAGTATTGCTGTCCTGTTCCTAGGATTTTAATAGCACGAGACTTATCAGCATCTCTTCTGTGGAATACTAAGTTAACTGTCTGAGTTACAAAAGAGCTACCATTAACTAGGTCAATAGTGCTATCCTCTGTATAGTTTGATGTGTTTCTACGTACCTCAAATGGTTGGAATAAATCACCACTCGGTATTAAGGTGATACCTGTAATTTGCCAGGCATTTGCACCAGTTACTGTAGATGGGTCAGCAGGAGTGATAGAAGCTATCTCATCCTGTGTATTAATCCAAACACCATAGATACCACCAATGTTGTTTAAACATGGTTTTACGATTGTCTCAAGAGATTGACATGTAGCCATTGTGTTAAAGTATTAAAGAGCCCCCTTGGTAGAGGGCTCAGAGTTATTTATTAAGAGTAGAAAACAATTTCAGCAGGGTTAACAAAGTTGAAACCTACTTTCATGTTAGCACGTGTACGGATGTAAGGCTCAGCTACAGTATCAGCTAAGTTAACAGCACGTAAATCAGAGCTATCTCCCTCAGCATCGAATGCATAGATAAGGTTATCTTTCAAAGTCCAAACAAAAGTGTTGTTAGACATACCTGGACATACTACAATCTTAACACCTAAGAAAGTCAAAGACAAATCTTGAGTGATGTAAGCTTGAGTGTTACCTGAAGCTACTCCTAATCGGTAGATGTTAACCAATTGAGTAGGCATGTACAAACGTAAATCAGCTGTACGTGTAGCAATAGTTGCAGGAAGTAAAGCAAAAGCAGCAGATAAAGCAGCCTCTAATGCAGCAAAGTTAGCGATTGTACCTGAACCACCACCGATAACTGCAGGGTCAGCAGCTAACAACTTCTCATAACCATCACACAAAGCAAGTGTAGGGTTTAATGAAGTTGTATCACCTTGCCAACGGATAAGCTCGATATCTCCGTTAATTTTGTTAGCCATCTCACCCCAATAGAATGACATGAAAGATGCAACAGAGAAATCTCCGTTTGAACCTTTTGACATTTGAAGAGCTAAGAAAGATTGCTCTAAGTCAAACTGACAAATCTGAGCCATTGCAGAAAGTGCACATACGTCAATTTCTTTAGCATCTAGGTCATCAGATGGTGCAGTGAATGCACAAGTAGATGGTTGTAAGATGTTACCAAAAGTAACGCTAGCTAATTTAGTTTTGTACTTTACACCTGGCAAAGAACGGTAGTTATCAGCAGTATCCTCAGACAAATATGCCTTAGAATAGAATGCCTCTGGGTTAGCAGCTAATAAAGCTGTAGGATCTACTTGTAGATCGAATTTTAATTTACGCATTTTATTTGTTGTTTATGAATTTGTTTACACTAGAAAATCTTTGTTGTGCACTTAAAGTCACAGCCTCAGCCATCTCCTCATCCTC